CGAGGTGGCACCAATGGGAACCAGAAAAACTATAGTTGCGACCGCAGACACCGGCGACCGCCTCGAAACGCTCAAAGCCCTGCGGCATAAGATCGCCAGGGCGATCCAGACCAGCTCCAGCGGCCGCGACATCGCCGCGCTCTCCCGTCAGCTGCGGGAGGTAATGGACGAGATCGAATCCGTCCAGCCAGCGGCCCCGGTCGAGGAGGCGGAAAACGTGACCGTCCTGGAGCTCGTGCGGAAAAAGCACGTGAAGGAAGCATGAGAGGATCACAAGAACCGCGCATTAAAATTGAACCGCCGCGCGTCTCCACGGATGGAGGCGACGCGGCCCTTTTAATGTCTGCGTACGGCTACAAGCTGGACCCATGGCAGCGGGCCGTGGTCGATTGCTGGCTCGGCTGCGACGAGACCGGCAAGTACACAATGACCAGCGCCGGCCTGGCCCTCCCTCGGCAGAACGGGAAAAACGTCTGCCTGGAGGCCCGGGAGTTTTTCGGCATGGTGATCAAAGGCGAGAAGATCCTACACACGGCGCACCAGGTCCGGACGTCAAAAAAGAGTTTCCGGCGGCTGGCGGCGATGTTCACCGACAAGCGCCATCCGGAGATCACCGACATCGTCAAAAATATCCGATACACCAACGGCGAGGAATGCATCGAGCTCGACAATGGCGGCTCGATCGAGTTCTCCGCCCGATCCCGTCAGGCCGCCCGCGGTTTTGATGGTATCAGTTTAGTCGTTTACGACGAGGCTCAGGAGCTGACGGACGATCAGGTGGAGGCCATCATGGCCACGCTGTCGGCCAGCTCGACGGGCACGCGTCAGATCATATACACCGGGACGCCGCCCTATCCTGGCTGTCCTGGTGACGTCTTCCGCCGGCGGCGCACGGTATGCACCACGGATCCCGGGAAGCATGACGCCTGGCACGAGTGGAGCGTCGCGGCTGAGAGCGTCGGCGACATTAAGGTTGACGATACCGGGCTGTGGTACATGACAAACCCGGCCCTCGGCCTCCGTCTGAGCGAGGACTTTACCGCCGAGGAGCTGCGCAGCATGAGCCGGGACGGCTTCGCGCGTGAGCGGCTGGGCTGGTGGTCTCCGGCGCTGGTGGAGAAAGAGGACAACGCGATCCCCGCGGCCACCTGGGACGCCTGCAGATCCGAGGAGAAGAAGCCCGAAGGCAAAACGGCATATGGCGTCAAGTTTACGGCCGACGGCGCGGAGGTGGTCCTCTGCGGCGCGGTGATCCCCGCGAAGGGCGCCGCCAGGATCTCCATGATCCAGCGCAAGCCCACCGGCCAGGGGACGCAATGGCTCGCGGACTGGCTCTGCGAGCGCGTCCAGCAGGCGGCTTGTGTCGTGATCGACGGCAGGAATGGCGCCGACGTCCTGGTCGACAAGATCGTCGGCGTATGGCGCGCGAAGGGCTCGATCATCCGGCCCACCGGCCGCGATCTGGTGACGGCTGCGAGTATGCTGTGTAACTCTCTGAATGAAAGCACAGTGACCTGGTATGCAGGCCAGGAGGCGCTGAGAGACAGCGCGATCACATCGGTCAAGCGGCCGATCAGCGGCGGCTGGGGCTTCGGCGGTGACAACTCCGCGCCGATCGAGGCGGCAGCCCTCGCGCTCTGGGGCGCGAAGACTACAAAGCGAAATCCTGCGCGCAAAATGCGTATAGGGTGAGGAGGAAAATATGTTTATCAACATTGACCCGGCCAGCATTGCCGGCTTGACTGATAAAGAGCGGTACTGGCTCGGGGAGCTTATCAAAGTGATGGCTCTGCGCTGGCCGGGAAACTGCATGAAAGAGAGATACTACGAGGGCAAGATCCGGCTGGCTGACGTCAATCTCGGGATTGCGCTGCCGGACGGCATGCGCAAGCTGGAGATTGGCTGCGCGTGGGGCGCAAAGTGCGTGGACGTCCTGGCGGCCCGCAGCATGTTCGACGGTTTCGTCGGCGTGGACGGCGAGCCTGTCGAGGAGCTTAACCAGATCGTGCTGGCCAACAACCTGGTGGCCGAGTACGGGAAGTCGAGCCGCGACGAGCTCAAGTTTGGCTGTACCTTTGCCACGCTGTCCAAGGATCCGAAGCTGAGATGCAAGATCCGGTGGCACAGTCCGAAGACTGCAGCGGCGCTCTGGGATGGCGACAAGGGCCGGATCCGGTGCGGCCTGGCTGTGATTGACACCATGCCGACAAATGACGATCTCACCTGGGAGCCGTCGATCCTCAACTACTACACCGACGACGCGGTGATTGTTATTACCGCCGCGGATCGCGGCTGGGTGGCTACCCGCTACCCGCACAAGATGGGCCGGCCTCTGATGGAGCCGCTGATCTGGAACGCCACGAGCGGGAAGCCCTTCGGCCGGTCCAGGATCAAAGAGCCGATCCGGCGTCTGATCCAGGGCTACGTCCGGACCATCGCGAACGCTACGATCGGCCTGGAGTTTTCCACGGCTCCACAGAAGTACCTGCTCGGCGTTACGGACGAGCAGTACGACGCTGTGATCGATCAGAAGTTTAAGCAGTACGTGGGCAGCATCATCGCCAGCACCACCAATCCGGAGACCGGCGAGAAACCGACATTCGGGCAGCTGCCGCAGGGCTCTATCGAGCCGCACGTCCAGATGATCCGGGTCCTGGCGACGCAGTTTTCAGCTGCGACCGGCCTGCCGGTCACTGACACGGGCGTGGTCAACGACGCCAACCCCACCAGCTCCGACGCCATCGAGGCCCAGACCAAGACCCTCGTGGGCCTGGCCGAGCAGCTCAATACTGGTAACGGCGACAGCCTGCGTACGATCGCGCTCATGGCGCTGGCCATCGCCAACAATAAGACCATCGAGGAGCTAACCGACGAGCAGCGTGGAGTCGTCGCGCATTTCAAAAACCCGGCCATGCCGTCCGTCGCTGTGACCGCCGATGCTGCGATCAAGATCGCCGGTGCGCGGGAGGGCTTTTCTACTACCGACGCATTCCTGGAAATGATCGGATTCGACCAGGCGGACATCCGCCGGATCAAAGCCCAGGAGCAGCGCGCCAGAGGAATGGCTGTACTTGAGGAGCTGGGGATCGAATGACGATCACGCGAAAAGTCTGGTCAAAGTATATCGCAAATCTACGCAAGATCAACGAAGAGGCCGCGCGCCTCGCCGATCAGTATCTCGGGACCCACAACGTACTGACGCAGGAAGGCACCGACGCGCTGATCGAATACTGTTACGGCCTGGCGGTCAAATACGGCGAGGCGGCCTCAGAGCTGGCGGCCCAGATGTATGACGCTCTCGCAGCGGCCCAGGGCGTGTCTGTGCCGCCTGCAATTCCGGCAGAGGTCGCAACATACGGCGACGTTGCAAACACCGTCCTGGGCATCCAGAAGCGCACGCAGAATGCGGAGATGATCTCCTCCGGTGTCGCGCGGCTGGTCAAAATGGCCGGAGTCGACACGACCATGAAAAATGCTCTCCGCGATGGCGCGGAGTGGGCTTGGATCCCTGTAGGGGACACCTGCGCGTTTTGTATCACGCTGGCTTCAAACGGCTGGCAGCGGGCGTCGAAGAAGGCAATCAAGAACGGCCACGCGGAGCACATTCATGCAAATTGCGATTGCACGTATGCAATTCGCTTTGATGATAGCGAGGTGGAGGGCTACGACCCCGGAGAATACCGCGAGATGTATTACAGCGCGAGCTCCGGATCTCCGAGGGATAAGATTAACGCCATGCGCCGGGAGGCTTACGCCAGAAACCGGGAGGAGATCAACGCCCAGAAGCGCAGCGCGTACGAAAAGCGGAAAGAGCTGAACAGCTCCGCCGCGGAAGAAATCAATGTTGATTAAGGCATCCGGGATCCGGGTGCTTTTTTCATAATTTGCCAGGCGTGGCGTAAAACACGCGGCTGCAGGGGATGGGACCCCCGTCAACAAACCGTAGCAGAGAAAGGATTGACATGAAACGCACAGACATCACCGACCTTTTCCCCGATGCCACGAAAGAGCAGATCGACAAGCTGTTGGGCATCAATGGCGCGGATATCAACAGCGCCAAGGGCGACCTGACCGGCCTGCAGGGCCAGCTGGCGGACGCCCAGAAGCAGATCGAGAAGCTGCAGCAGGGCAGCGGCCAGTCTGATCAGCTGGCGGCCGCCAACAAGGCCATTAAGGACCTGCAGGCAGAGCTTAAAGGCATGAAGGATGCCGAGAGCCTGCGGCAGATCCGCGACAAGGTGGCCGCCGACAAGAAGGTCCCGGCCAAGCTGCTGACTGGGGACACGGAGGAAGCCTGTGCGGCTCAGGCTGACAGCATCCTCGCCTTCGCCCAGAGTCATGGCTACCCGGCCGTGCCGGACGCTGGCGAGGCCAACCACCACGCGTCTGGCGACAAGACTGCCGCCGGGTACGCAAAACTCTCCGCCGATCTTTTCGGCAATGAATAAAAAAAACAGAAAGGAATTTTGAACAATGGCAAACGTGCTTTCCAAGGGCGCTCTGTTTCCGCCCGAGCTTACCAATGAACTGATCAACAAGGTCCGCGGCAAGAGCTCCATCGCAGCTCTGAGCGCTGCCGAGCCTGTCCGTTTCAACGGCCAGACCCTCTTCACCTTCTCCCTGGACAAGGAGATCGACGTCGTCGCTGAGAACGGCGCCAAGTCCAACGGCGGCGCGACCGTCGGCACCATCACCATGACCCCGGTCAAGGTCGAGTACGGTGTCCGCGTGAGCGACGAGTTTGTCCGCGCCAGCGAGGAGATCCGCCTGCAGTATCTGCGCGCCTTCGCCGAAGGCTTCGCCCGCAAGATGGCCCGCGGCATCGACATCATGGCTTTCCACGGTTTCAATCCCCGTACCGGCGCTGCTTCCGCCGTGATCGGCACCAACAACTTCGACTCCCAGGTCAACCAGACCGTCACCTTCGCCGCCGCTTCTGCCAACGACAATATCGAGGCCGCCATCGCCCTGGTCGATGCCGCCGAGCATGAGGTCACCGGCATGGCCATGGCCCCCGCCATGCGCGCGGCTCTGGGCGCTCTCAAGACTGCCACCAACTCCAACGAGAGCCTGTTCCCCGAGCTGGCTTGGGGCAACAACCCCGGTACCATCCGCGGCCTGCGCGCCGACACCAACGCCACCGTCAGCTTCAACAGCAACAATGACCGCGCGATTCTCGGCAACTTCCGCGACTTCTTCCGCTGGGGCTATGCCGCCGACATGCCGATCGAGGTCATTGAGTACGGCAATCCCGATAACGACGCCACCGCTGGCGACCTCAAGGGCCACAACCAGGTTTACCTGCGCGGCGAGGCGTATATCGGCTGGGCCATCCTGGATCCCACCGCTTTCGCCCGCGTAGTCGCATCCGGTACCTGATCCTATGCCGGTTTATCGTAATACGAAAACCGGCATCGAGTTCTCCACGCCGTGCGAGTGCCAGGGGGCCGACATTATGCCGGTCCCCGAGGTGCCCGCGCAGGAGGAGACCCCGGTGAAGGAAGCGCCGAAAAAGCGGCGCACGACCACCAAAAAGTGAGGTGTTACACATGACCTATGCGACCGTAGAACAGGTCCAGGCGAGAATGACGCGCACCATGAGCGAGAGCGAGCAGGCCGTATGTGCGGCACTGCTGGCCGATGCTGGCGTGGTGATCGACTCTTTCGCCGCCTGCGCTGACGAAGACGTAAAGGCTCTCGTGTCGTGCCGCATGGTCATCCGCGCCCTGGGCGACGGTACGAGCGGGGCCGCCCCCGTCGGTGCCACGCAGGGCAGCATGTCCGCGCTGGGCTATTCGCAGAGCTGGACCCTGAGTGGCGGCGCCACCGGGGAGCTGTATCTGTCGAAGCTCGAAAAGTCCATGCTGGGCCTCGGGACGATCGGAAACTCCATCGGCTCTTACAGCCCCGTGCAGGAGCTGGCGAGGAGGGATCCGCAGTGATCACCGGTCGTACTGTTGTCTTGCTGGAGAAGCAGCAGACGGGCGTGGACGCGTTCAACCGTCCCACCTATGCTGAAGTACCGGTCGCGGTTGAAAACGTCCTGATCGCTCCTCTGAGCGACCAGGAGGTCCTCGACACGCTGAACCTGACCGGCCGGAAAGCTGTTTACCAGCTGGGGATCCCGAAGGGAGACGCGCACAACTGGGAAAACCAGCGCGTGCAGTTTTTCGGGCAGACCTGGCAGGTGATCGGGATCCCGACCGAGGGCCAGGACGAGCTGATCCCGCTTTTCTGGAATAAGAAAGTGAAGGTCGAGCGTTATGGCTAAGAAGGTCCGGATCGTGCTGCACCAGGGCGTCGTCCGCTCTGAGCTGCTGAACGGCGCCGGCATTGCCGGGGAATGCCAGTCCATCGCCCAGGGCATGGCGGCGCAATCCGGCGAGGGCTATATCGTCGAACGCCGGCAGCTGTCAACGCGTACCGGTTTCCTCGTCAAACCGGCGACGGAGGCCGCGGCGTATGACAACGAGCAAAACAACACGCTTGCGAAAGCGTCCAGACGGAGGCAGAAAAAATGATCGAAAAAATCGTACTGGACTATCTGCAGGAGGCGGTCGGCACGCCCTGCTATATGGAAGTGCCGGCAGACGAGCCGCAGACAGCCTTTATCGTGATTGAGAAGATCGGCAGCGGACGGGTAAACCGGATCGACAGCGCGTCCTTCGCGATCCAGTCCTACGCACCCACGCTTTACGAGGCCGCGGTGCTTAATGACGCGGTAAAGGCCGCCATGTTTGAGATCATCCGCCTGGACGACATCGCCAGCGTCTCCCTCGACAGTGATTACGTGTTCAACAACACGGCCACGAAGTCGAGGCGCTACCAGGCCATCTTTGACCTGACCCACTACTAAAAAGGAGGCCATACAATGGCTCAGACTGTTTCTAATGTCTCCGCGGGCAAGCCTGCGGTCGGCGGTGCGGCTTCCATCGCTCCGCTTAATACTACTCTTCCCACCGACGCCACCACGGCTCTGGGTACTGGATTCACGGGCCTCGGCTATATCAGCGAGGACGGCCTGGTCAATTCCAACAGCCCCGAAACTGAGCAGGTCCGCGCTTGGGGCGGTGACGTCGTTCTGACGCCCCTCACCCAGAAGCAGGACACCTATCAGTTTACGCTGATTGAAGTCCTCAACGCTGACGTCCTGGGCTTCGTCTACGGCGCCGACAACGTGACCGGCACCCTGGCGAATGGCATCACCGTCACGGCGAATGCTGACCAGGATGAGGGTCACGTCATGGTGTTCGACATGATCATGCGCGGCGGCGTCCTGCAGCGTATTGTCGTCCCCCACGCTGAGATCACCGAGATCGGCGACGTGGAGTACACCGACAACGGCGCGGTCGGCTATCAGGTGACCATCACCTGCTTCCCGGATGCTGCCGGCAACACCCACTACACCTACATCAAGCAGGCCTGACGGCCAGAAAGGATTGACCCATGACGGTTAAAACCACCACCGGTTTTGAGTGCGAGATCGACACGGATGCCCTGAATGATATGGAGGTCCTGGATCTCGTCGTCCGGATCGACGAGGGCGACGCCCTGGCGTATTCTCCGTTCCTCACGAAGATCCTGGGCAAGGACAACAAGGCCCGGCTTTATGACCACGTGCGCGAGAACGGGCGCGTCCCGATCGAGAAGGTGGCCGCCGAAGTTGGGGAGATCCTGGAGCAGGCGGGCGGAAAAAAATAATCGCCCTCGCGGCGATGCTTGCGAAGGACGAGGACGCGCTGATCTGCGACATGGCCCAGTATTACCACGTGTTTCGGATGCAGGATCTGCCGGTCAAAACGCTGGCGATCCTTGCGTCCGGGCTGCCTGACGACTCGCGGATCAAGATCGCGATGTCGCCGGTGGACACGTCGCCCCAGATGCTGATGTTGTCCATGATCGCGGACCGTCTGGGGATCCTTGCGTGGATGCAGTCAAAGGACGGGGCGAAGAACAGGAACCGCCCGCCGTCCATCGTCGAGGCAATCAAAAACGCGAGGGCAGACCGTGCGGCGAAAAAGGAAATCGTGTCGTTCTCTTCCGGTGACGCCTTCCTGGCCGCGCAAAAAAGACTTTTAGGAGGTTGACGAGATGCCTGGAACCATTGCGACAGCCTATGTTGAGGTTTTACCGTCAACCCAAGGCATTACCAGTAATCTCGAAGAAGCATTCGGCGGCGCCGGTGAAAAAGCCGGCGCGAAGGGCGGAAAACTCGCCGGTGCATCCTTTGTCGGCAAGCTGGGGAAAGCTCTGGTCGCGGCCGGGGCTGTAAAAGCAGTTACCGATTTTTTCAAAGACGCCGTAAAACAGGGCGCTGAATATCAGCAGAACATTGGCGGCACCGAGGCCGTCTTCGGGAAGGCCGCCGTCGACATCACCAGCCGCGCGCAGCAGGCATATAAAAACATGGGCCTGTCCGCGTCTGATTACATGGCCACGGCCAACAAGATGGGCGCCCTCTTCCAGGGCTCCGGTCTGAGCCAGGTGGAGTCCATGCGGCTGACCACCAAGGCCATGCAGCGGGCTGCCGACGTCGCGTCTGTCATGGGCATTGACACCACCGCCGCGATGGAGAGCATCGCCGGTGCTGCCAAGGGCAATTTTACCATGATGGATAACTTGGGCGTCGCGATGAACGCCACGACCCTGCAGGCCTATGCCCTGGAGAAGGGGATCAACTTCGACTGGAACACCGCATCGCAGGCCGAAAAATCTCAGCTTGCGATGGAGATGTTCTTTGACAGGACGTCCCAGTACGCCGGCAACTTTGCCCGCGAATCCGAGCAGACGATCTCCGGCTCTATCGGCATGCTGTCGTCTTCCTGGACCGACTTTATGGCAAAGCTGGCCCTCGGCGAAGACGTGACCGGTGCCATGCGTAATGTTGTCCATTCGGTTATTGCGGTCGGCCAGAATCTCTTGCCGATCATCGGCAACATCTTCCAGGGGATTGGAACGCTTGCCGTTGAAGGCTTCCAGGCCGCCGTCGCGTGGCTCGGCCCTATCGCCGCCCAGGCTTGGGACAAGGTAAAGGCCGCGACCGCGAATGCTTGGGCGTCTGTCAAATCTTCGGTTTCAAATGCCTGGACCGGCATCAAGACTTCCGTGAACAATTCCGTTGCTGCGGTCGGCGCTGCGATCTCGAACGGCTGGCAGAGCATTAAGTCCGGAGTCGCCGGTGCTTGGGCTGGGATCCAGGCTGCTGTTTCGACAGCTTGGGACACTTTGAAGGGCGCCGTTTCTTGGGACTCCATTGTCTCCAATGTTTCAGGAGCATGGAACGCAATCGAAAGCGCCGTCGCCGGAGCTTGGACCGGAATCCAGTCCGCCGTTTCGACGGCTTGGGACACTTTGAAGGGCGGCGTTTCTTGGGATTCTATCGTCTCTAATGTTTCCGCAGCCTGGACGTCCATCGAGAGCGGCGTTTCCGGCGCCTTCGATTCGATCAAAACGGCCGTCGAGAAAGCCTGGAAGAAAGTCACGAGTATCAGCTTCAAGCTGCCTGACATCATCCTGGGCGCGCTGCCGAGCCTGCCGAAGCTCAGTATAACCGGCGGCTTTAGCATCATCCCGCCCTCCGTGCCGAAGATCAGCTGGAACGCAAAGGCCATGGACGACCCGTACCTGTTCGGATCCGCCACCCTGTTCGGGGCGGGGGAGACTGGCGACGAGGTCCTTTACGGCCGCGCCGCTCTGATGCGCGACATCGAGACCGCGGTCGGCAAGGACGACGGCGCAGGCAGGACGAGCGCCCTGCTGGAGGCCATCGACCGGATCGACCAGCACCTGGACCGCCTGGGCATCTATCTCGACGGAGAGACGCTTGTCGGCGGCCTGGCGGCCGGTATGAATGACGCGTTGGGCGGACTTGACGCCCTGACGCAGAGGGGGCTTGCCTGATGCTTTATGGATGCTATATCAACGGGGTCAACACCCTGGACGAGTATGGCCTTTTTCTCCTCTCCGACGTGAAGATCGGAGCGCCGGAGAAAAAGACCAACTATGTCGACATTCCCGGCGCGGACGGCTCTCTCGACATGAGCGATTACCCGCAGGGCCGCCCGGTCTACAAAAACCGGACGATCTCTTTCCGGCTCTTCCGCCATACTGACGAGGTGACCTTCGCCAGGATCCTCAATTGTCTCCGGCAGCAGTACCACGGTAGATCTGTCCAGCTCGTGCTCCCGAATGACTGCGAGCATTATTACAAGGGCGTGATGAGCATCGGCGACACCGCCAACTATCACGCCTGCACCATCCCGGTGACCGTGCTGGCCGAACCGTACAAGCTCCAGCTGGACGAGACCGAGGTCGTCGTCGCTGTGTCTGGCGAGAAGACGATCTCCCTCTACAACGAAGGGAAGCCCGCCGTGCCGGAGATCAGCACGACCGGCGACATCACGATCGCCTGGGGATCTTCCTCTGTCGCTGTGAGCGCCGGATCCGGGATCCTGGTCCCGTCCTTCATCCTGGAGGCCGGTTACACCGACGTCACGATCACCGGCACCGCCACGGTGACCTTTACCTATCAGGAGGGGACGCTGTGAACGACTGGACGCTTTACGTCGATGGTTATCCGCTCTACCTTCCGGGCGTTGATGCTTACAAAGTCTTCTCCCCGAAGTTTGAGCCGGACGTGGACAAGGCGGCAAAGCTGACCTTTACCATCTATCCGCAGCACCCGAATTTCGCGCGAGTCGTAAAGCTCGCGCCCACGGTTACCCTGTACTACGGGTCCGACGTGAAGTTTCGCGGGCGGATCCTTAACGATAAGCTCGGCTGGCACAATGAGAAGACGGTCACCTGTGAGGGCGAGCTGGCCTTCCTCAATGACAGCGTGCAGCGGCCCTTTAGCTTTCCCCTGGACGACGAGCACACTGGTCCGGCGGATTATTTCGCCTTCCTGATCGGGCGCCACAATGAACAGGTGGAAGCGGACCGGCGCTTTATCGTCGGCAACGTCACGGTCACGGATCCCAACAACTATATCGCGAGATCCGACACCGAATACTCCTCGACCTGGAAGCTGGTCAAAGAGGGCCTGCTGGACACCCTGGGCGGTTATATCTCATTCCGGCACGAGCAGGACGGCGTGTACATCGATTACCTGGCGGACTTCCCGCTGCTGGCCAACCAGTCTGTGGAGTTTGGTCTCAATATGCTGTCTCTGTCCACCGAGCGCAAGGGCGAGGACATCGTGAGCGCCATCCTTCCTTTGGGGGCTGCCCCGGAGGAGGGCGGCGAGCGCCTGACCATCTCGCAGCTGGAAGACTCGGAGACGAGCGACATCTGCAAGAGCGGGGACTATGTGTACAGCAAGGACGCCGTGGCCCAGTATGGCTTTATCATCAAGACGATGGTGTGGGACGACGTGACCGTCGCCTCCAACCTGCTGACAAAGGCTGCGGCGGCCCTCGCGCAGAAGCGCATGATCGCCTCCACGGTCACGCTGACAGCTGCGGATCTGTCCGCGGCAGGCTATGGCGTCAACACGTTTTCCGTGGGCACGTACGTCAACGTGGTGGACGACAAGCACGCCGCCCACGAGCTCCTCGCCAGATACCTGGTGAAGAAACTGAGTATCAACTGGCTTGATCCGTCGAAGAACAAGCTGACGCTGGGAGCGACAACCTATTCCCTCACGGAGAGGACCAGACAGCAGACAGCCGGCGCCATGCAGACCGTCGAGGCCAATGTCACGGCCCAGACGGCCCGGGCCCTGAGCGAGCTGGAGCTGCGCAACGAGAGCGCGATCCAGCAGGCGTCTGACACGATCCTCCTCACCGTCTCTGAGAATTACTACACCAAGGGCGAAAGCGACGACCTGATCGGCTCCGTTTCGACCACCCTGGAGCAGACGGCGGCGGGCATCGAGATCCGCTTCTCCAATCTGTCCCAGGACGTCGAGGACGTCCAGGCGAACGCCGACGCCAAATTTGCCAGCCTGCAGAGTTACATCCGCATGGCAGGCGGGTCGATCACTCTGGGCGAGATCGGGAACGAGATCACCCTCAAGATCGAAAACGATCAGATCGGCATCTACTCCTCCGGCGTGCTGATCACCTACTGGACGAGCCAGGACTTTGTCGCGCCGAAGACGCTGCGGATCCCTGTCGGCGGGCGCCTGATCCTCGGCGATTATGCGTACATTCCGCGCTCAAACGGCTCGCTGGACTTCACCTGGATCGGAGAATGATATGGCAAGTACAACCGCAACTTATTATCGCTCCGGCGTACAGCAGAGCAGCGGCAGCGGCTACGTCGGGACGCTGGGCTATGACGGCGGCCCCGTGGTCGGCCGATTCGCATTTACCACGCCCAGCACCGGCGCAGCGTCGTTTTCCTTCTCTTCCTCGTACCTGACGCCCACCGGATCCACGACCTGGGCGAGCGGCAATCCCAGCGCCTTCCGCTGGCAGATCACGTCGTCCCCGTCGTCCTATCCGGGCAAGATCGGGACCGACGGCAACGCCACCGGCGTGGACTGGGGAGATCCCAACCACATGACGAGCAACGGCACCTCAACGGTGCAGCTCCTCCCCAACACCACGTATTACCTGTGGATCTACCCCACCACGGCGAGCTATAACCGCTGGGCAATCGGCTCCATCACAGTGACCCTCAGCGGCGTGTACGGCACGCCCACGACGGTCACATGCACCAACCCCTCCACCTTCGGATCCGAGAGCACGATCACTCTGAGCCGCAGCCAGGCAACTGCGCTGCACACCGTCACCGTGACCTGCCTGGGGCGGACGGAGACGCTGCTGGAGCAGGGAACAACGTACCCGACTCTGACCTGGACGCCGGCGATCGCGACCTATGCACCGCTGCTGACCACCGGCCTCACGACGACCGCAACGATCACCGTCGAGACGTTCTACAACGGCTATTCCGTCGGCAGCCGCAGCACCACCGTGGCCGTCCAGCTGGACGCCGCAGACGTGCAGCCGACGATCACCATGGCCGTCAGTGACCCGACTGGCTACGCGACCACCTACGGCGCGTACGTCGAATCCAAGTCGAAGATCCGCGTCGAGCTGACGCCCACCTTCCGGTACGGGGCGACCGGCGCCTCGGTGTCGATCTCCGCGAACGGCGCGGCCTATTCGGTCAATCCGGCGGTGACGGATGAGATCGTCTCGGCGAGTAATACCGATGTGCTTGGCCGGATCACCGACAGCCGCGGCGTCCCTTCCAATGTTGCCCAGCAGACCCTCACGATCCTGGCATACTCGGCACCGCAGATCAATTCCTTTGTGCTGCATCGCTGCCTGCAGGATGGCACGCTGGACGACCAGGGCGCGTATATGAGGATCGATTACGACGTCTCCGTGATCGCCCTCAATAACCACAACGCGAAAAACCTCTCGGCCCAGTACAAGAAACGCTCTGATCAGAGTTACACCACGCAGGCCATCACCCTGACGACCTACTCCCAGACAGGGAACGTCGTGATCGCTGCCGACACCAACAGCACCTATGACGTGGCCCTGGTCCTCGCGGACGACTTCGCCACCGTGACGATCGAGCTGCAGCTGTCCACCGCATTCGCGACTATGAACTTTAAGCGCGGCGGCGACGGCATCGCGATCGGCAAGGTGGCCGAGTATTCCAAGGCCCTGGAGCTGGCCGCCGGCTGGACCCTTATGCGGGACGGCGTGGACGAGCTGGCGAGGATCGGCGCGGCGGAGACGGCCATCAGCGGCCAGCAGACAGCGCTCGACGCGCTTG